AAGCTGGGCGGTGGCGCAAAGTGGACAGTGCCCGGCACTCCATCACCGCCTGTTGCTCGAGCAACTCGAAAGAATCTGTCACGGCGATATCGATCGCTTGATGGTGCTGATGCCGCCCGGATCGGCAAAATCGACCTACGCATCCCTGCTCTTTCCAGCATTTTGGTTCACCCAGCATCCCGACAGCTCGGTCATCGCGACCTCGCACACAATGAGCCTGGCTGAGCATTTCGGTCGCCAGGTACGCGAACTCATAAGAGAATATCGCGATCCACTTGGCTACGGACTGAACGCGCGCCGGCAGGCCGCATCGCACTGGCAAACCACCACCAAGGGCGAGTACTTCGCCGCGGGAGTTCGCGGCCCCCTGATCGGCCGACGCGCCGATCTCGCGATCATCGATGATCCGGTCAAGTCGCAGGCTGACGCCGAGAGCCCCACAATCCGCGAACGGATCTGGGGTTGGTATCGCTTCGATCTGACGACACGGCTGAAGCCCCGCGGCCGGGTTGTTCTGATCATGACGCGCTGGCACGAGGACGATCTGGCGGGCCGCCTGCTCACACAGAACGCGGCCGAATGGCACGTACTGCGGCTCCCTGCTCTGGCCGAGGAGGATGATCCGCTGCAACGCCCTCTCGGCGCCGCGCTATGGCCTGAGTGGGAGGACGAAGCCGCCTTGCTGCGCCGCCATGACGCGATCGGTGAACAAGCGTGGTCGGCTCTGTATCAGCAATCGCCGCGACCAATCATCGGAAGCCTGTTCAAGGTCGATTGCATCGACATTCTCGATGGCCCGCCAAAGCAGGGAGATGGCATCGTCGTGCGCGCCTGGGATCTCGCCGCGACCGCGGCGACCGGTAGCAACGATCCTGACTGGACCGTGGGCGTGAAGTTGATGCGCCACGACAAGAATCAGTTCATCGTCCTCGATGTCGTGCGCATGCGCGGTACGCCGCACGAGGTTCAGACGGCGATCACGACAGCCGCGCGCGTGGATGGCCCGTCGGTCACCGTCGGTCTGCCGGAGGACCCCGGGCAGGCCGGCAAGCATCTGGCCACCTACCTTGTCAGTCAACTTGCCGGCTATCGGACTGACGTCTCGCCGGAGGGCGGTGCCAAGACGACGCGGGCAGCGCCCGTCGCATCGCAGATCGAGGCACGCAACGTCGCCATTGTTCGCGCCGAATGGAACCATGGCTTTCTCGCCGAGCTGCGCGACTTCCCGTTCGGTCGCAAGGACGACCAGGTCGACGCTTTGTCACGCGCCTTCAACATGCTGACTCCAGCCGGAGCGGCAGCACGTCTTCTCTCGATGCCATTCCTCGTCCGATAGCCCGAGTCAATTCAGTAATCCGATGTTCGAGACGATCTGCAACCTGATCCCCAGTGATCCGAACTATCCGTCGCGCGCGCGGACTCTGGATATTCTGAAGCGCGTACTGGACGGCAAGCTGTATGACGCGTTGCCGTACCAGTTCCACGAAGAGCGTGGGGCCGCCGGCGAATACATCCCACTCCGCAATCGCCGGCCGAGCGTGCGTTACGCGCTGTGCCGCATCGTCGTCGAGGACAGCGTTTCACTGCTGTTCAGCGAGGGTCATTTCCCCACGATCGACTGTGCCGACCGCTCGATCCGTGCAGCGCTCGCCGATATTGCCAAGGAAACCCGCCTCAACCTTACAATGACCGAAGCAGCGATGCGGGGCGCGATCGGGTCGGTCGCGATTGTCATGCGCGTGCTGCGCGGACGCATCTTCTTCGACGTGATCGACACAACATTCCTGACGCCGAATTGGGATCCACAGGAGCCCGACACGCTGCTGCGAGTCACCGAGAAGTACAGGGTACCAGGCGGCATCCTGGCGTCCAGTGGCTACGAAATTCCCGACAATGCCATCGACTACTGGTTCACACGCAGTTGGGACGCGGAACGCGAGACCTGGTTCCTGCCACTACCTGTCGGCAGTTCGTTCGAAGCTGACATCGACGATGTACGCAGCGTTCAACACAACCTCGGCTTTGTCCCGGTCGTCTGGATCCGCAATCTGCCCGGCCCGTCGTCGACCGGCGATCCCGCCGAAGGCGCTTGCACATTTCGCGCCGCGATCGAGACGCAAATCGAGATCGACTATCAGCTCAGTCAGGCTGGGCGCGGCCTGAAATACAGCAGCGATCCGACGTTGCTGATCAAGGAACCAGCCACTACCGACAACGAAATCATCAAGGGCGCCGGTAACGCTCTCGTGGTCAGCGAGAAGGGCGATGCACGGCTGCTGGAAATTGGCGGCACGGCGTCGGCGGCGGTGATCGAGTATGTGCGAACGTTGCGTGAGCTGGCACTGGAAAGTGTGCACGGCAATCGCGCGAATGCCGATCGGCTGACCGCCGCGCAGTCCGGCCGCGCGCTTGAGCTGATGAACCAAGGCCTGGTGTGGCTCGCCGACAATCTCCGCGTCAGCTACGGTGAAGGTGCCCTACTATCACTCGCACGCATGGTGCTGCGCGCCTCGCAGGTCTTTCGGCTGCGTGTCATCGGACGCGAGCTGCCCGCGATGGACCCAGAGACCCGGCTCTCGCTCAACTGGCCACGCTGGTACCCAGCCACTGCCGATGACCGGCAGAAGGATGCACAGACGCTCAGCACCCTGGCGAATGCAGGACAGATCAGCCGCGAGAGCGCCGTGAAGGCGATCGCCGACACGTTCGATATCGAGGACGTACCGGCCGAACTCACGCGCATCGCCGCCGACCGGACTGCCAACGGAAACAATTGATGTCAGAAGACGAAATGCCAGCCGGATCGGACGCCGATCCGGTCGCCGAACTGCGTGCGCACGCGGAAGAACTGGAGCGCCGTTTGGCGGAGATCGAACAGGACGCGCGCACGCGCATCGTTCGTGCCGAGCTAAAGGTCGAAGCTTTACGCGCCGGGATGGTCGATCTGGATGGCCTGAAGTTGGTCGACATCAAAAGCATCGAGCTGACCTCGGACGGCGAGCTGGCGAATGCCGCCGAGCTCATGACGCGCTTCAAGCGAGCCAAACCTTGGTTGTTCGGCGGAACGTCCTCGTCCAGTCCCGCCAGCCCCCCTCCGGCGCAGCCGCCGCGCCAGAAACTGGCGACCGAGATGACCGCGGACGAATACCGCGCGGCCCGCGCGGCAATCCTGAAACACCAGTCATAGAGGAATTCTCGATGGGCATTCAGAACTTTCCGGCAGCCTTGCAACCGATCATCCAGCAGGGCTTCCTGGAGCGCGAATTCCAGCAGGCACTGCAGTCGCGTCTCGGCTATCGGGCGTGCGCCGATCGCGTGAAGATTTCGGTCGGCATCGGCGAGACGCTGACGCGAACTCGTGCCGGGCTGAAGCCGAGTATCACCACACCGCTGATGCCAAGTACGAACACGAATTTCGATAACGGATTGACGCCGACAGGTTGGGGTGTCGAGCAATACACCATCACCATCAACCACTACGCTGCCACGACCGACCTCAACATGGTCACAAGCCGCGTCGGCATTGCTTCGCAATTCCTGCAGAATGCTTATGTGAACGGCGAGCAGGCGGCGCGCAGCCTCGACGAGCTGGCGCGCAACGCTCTGTTCAGCAGCTACTTCGGCGGCAATACGCGCGTGCGCACCACATTGGGTAGTGCCGGAACCGCTGTTGCGGTCGATGACGTTCGCGGCTTCCAGTATGCCTTTGTGAACGGAGTGCAGCAGGCCGTCGGCGTATCCAATCCGCTGACTGTTACAGTTGGCGCCAACGCCTATACGCTGGTAGGCGTCGCTGCCGATGTCTCCAACGTCTCGACCGCGCCGAATGGTGTGTCGGGCCTACTGACTTTCTCGGGCAACGTGTCGGTGTCGGACGGCACTGCTGGCAACGCCGTCACTTCCGCCATTGCTTCAGTGATTGTCCGGCCGTCGCAGCGGGCCACAACGTCCGCGCTGACCGCCACCGACATGCTGACGATGTCCTGCCTGCTGGACGCGGTCGCAAAGCTCCGCATGAACGCGGTGCCGGAAATCGACGGGGTGTATAACTGCTATCTCGATCCCGTCTCGGCCCGCCAACTGTTCGCGGATCCGGACTTCAAGCAGTTGTTTCAGGGCGCCACGGCAGCGAACCAGGTGTTCCGTCAGGGCATGACGAACGATTTCCTCGGGCTGCGGTTCATCCCGACGACCGAGGCGTTCGTGCAGGCGCATCCAGCACTGGCGGGTCTGATGGTCAGGCGGCCGATCATATGTGGCCAGGGCGCGCTCATCGAGGGTGATTTTGCTGGAATGGCAGCGGAGGACGTGGTGCCGAAGGACTCCATCGTTGCCGTGGTCGACGATGTGGCCATGGTGACACGTGAGCCAATCGACCGCCTCCAGCAGATCATAGCCCAGTCCTGGTACTGGATTGGCGGTTTCTGCGCGCCGTCTGACACCACAACCAACCCGACCACGGTTCCGACCGCCACCAATGCCGCGTTCAAGCGCGCCGTGATGGTCGAGCACATCGGCTGAAGCCACAACAGACGGAGCAGACCATGGCTATCGGTTCCATCGCGCCGTTCCGGCCGACCGGGACAGTTTCGCTCAGCGCGGGCACTTCGCCCGCGGCGGTGGCCCTCGTCGGTGGTGGCGATTCGGTGTTGGTCACCAACACCAGCGCGTCACTTGCCTATGTGAGCTTTGGCGCCAATCCGTCGATATCGGCCTCGACCACCGACATGCCGGTGATGGCGAACACGCGCGTGCTGCTGTCCGCTAACAGTCTCGTCAGATACGCCGCCGCGGTGCTCGCGGCGGGCAGCGGTGCCGTGCTCTTCACGCGCGGCGACGGATCTTTTCTCTGATGGCATTCAATGACTTCGAGAAGACGGACATTCGGCGCTTCTGTGGCTACCCGGCGTACGGCGCGGCGCCATCTGGTTTCGCGAGCTGGCGCTTCTTCCAGGTCTACGGGCTGTTGGAATTCCGCATGAACAACCTGTCCGATGCGGAAGAAACCGTTGTGCGCCGCTACCTTGCCACGCTGACCGTGCTCGAGTTCGCCATACCACACGCCGGCGACAATCTCGATACGGACCAGGCGGCAGTGTGGACGCGCAACCGCGATGAGCTGAGCGATCGCGTTCGATTGTTCGATGATTGGCGGCGGCGACTCTGCAGTTTCCTCGGGATCCCACCGGGATCCACGATGAACTATTGCGGCATTGCGCTGGTCGTCTGACCATGGAACCGGCGGAACTGCAGGACCGAGTTTATCGGGGACTGAACGCAGCAGCGCGTGCCGTCGGTGCGGCGACCGATGCCTACCGCCCCTCGGGATTCGCCGAACCCCTGGCACGAAAGAACCGATTTCTGCGCCTGCGCGCCGCCTTCACGGCGCGTGACGGCAAGTTCGCGCATCCCAATGCGTACGGAGATTCGCTGTGGTATGGCATCTTCGACGCGGCCTACACGCGCCCCGGCGATTACCTCGTGCAGGCGGACATTAGCTGGTTCATCGCCGCACAGCAGCGATTGGTTCCGGTGCTCTGCGTGCAGACCAATCGCGTTGTCTCGTTCACACGACCGGCTGCGCCGACGAATACCGGTGTGAACACCTATGGTGGCGTCATCTCGGAGACCAATGAAGCCCTACTGACGAACTGGCCAGCCAGCCTACTCGGCGTGGCGGGACGGGGACATCCCAGCGCCGATCTGCCGAGTGACGGTTCGGTCCCATACTGGACTGTCTTACTGCCCGCGATAGCGGGCATCACCCTGCTGCCTTCGGACCTGATGCAGGACGATCTCGGGCGAAATGCAGTCGTTGCCGCAGCGGAGCTCACCAGTCTCGGCTGGCGCGTGACCGTGAAACAGGCGACCACCTGATGGCCGACCAATCGGACGTGGAATTGTCGCTGGTCGATGTGGTGTCGGCGGCGCTCTATCCGAACGGGACCGGCGCGGCCAGCGCTGCTGGACCGGACTGTCGGATCTATCGCGGCTGGCCGAATTCGACTGCGTTGGATGCCGACCTGGCCGCGGGCAAGATCAACGTCACGGTTTTCCCTGGCGGTGGCACAAGCCGGACCACCACGCGGTACGCGGAACAGTGGATCGGTGCACCCACGCAGCCGACGCTGACAACCATAATCGACGGTGCATCAGTGACGTTCGTCGGCACCGCCGACGTGGGGCAGATTGCCGGCATCTTGGTTGGCGGCAGGAGCTACGCCTATCGCATACAGGCAGGCGATACGCCAGAACTTGTAGCGGCCAATCTCGCCTCGATGGCGCGCGGCAACTCGATCGTCCGCCTAACCCAAAGCACGCTGACGATAGCCGGCGCCAGCCATCTTGTTGCCCGTGTGGTCACGGACGCAACGGTGCAGCGCGAAGTTCGCCGCCAGGAACAGGGGTTTCGCATCACCTGCTGGTGCCCGACCCCGACGACACGCGATGTCGCGGCGAACGCAATCGATCAGGCGCTGAGCTGCCAGCGGTTCCTCACGATGGCCGATGGCACGAGCGCCAGAATGAACTACGCCGGCACGACCGTATTCGATCAATCGCAGAACGCGCGACTGTATCGGCGCGATCTCACTTATGACATCGAGTACCCGACAGTCATCTCGAGCGCGCTACCCGCGATGCTGTTCGGCAATCTGGTGCTCAACGCGACGTCCACCACCGCATGAATATTGGAGAATCCATGAACCTGCATCTGGTCGTGGTGAGGGCGTTCGACGGCCTCGCCCGGGGCGACATCGTCACCGATGCCCTTCGCGTCACCGAAATCCTGAACAGCGAGCATGCGCGCTCCGTCGTATGCGTGGGCACGCCGGCGAACAAGGGAGCCTGAGCCAGATGCCTATTGTTCAGCAAGGCAGCATCAACACCACCGCCCTGGTGGTGCCGGATCTCTACGTCCAGATCGTCCCTCCACAGAACCTTGTGCTCAATGGAGTCCCGACGAATGTCGTGGGCGTCGTCGGCACGGCGTCCTGGGGACCTGTCGGCCATCCGGTCATCGTCGCCACCATGGCGGACTACGCCCAGAGTTTCGGCCCGGTCATGGGACGCAA